GCTCGACGTAGGTATCATCCGGCTTATCCCATGCCAGCTTGACCCTTGCGCCGATCGTGCCGTCCTGTCTGATGTACAGCGTTGACGTGCCGCTTGTCGCCGCAAGTGAGGTCGGAGTTGATACAATCAGCGGATTTGCCACGCTGATACTGTCGCGTGTTGCCGGTGCGACCTCATACCCGGATTGCCATGTATAAACATCTGAGCTGGTTTCAATCAAGTTCAGGTCTACACCAGGCATTCCCCCGTCCATGACAAATCGCCAGCCGTCCACGCGAAACAGCTTGCCCTGTATCGTCTGGTAATTGATCCCCGTGCCAGCCGTTGACGCAACCACCTTGCCACCTCGCCATAGTGCAAGGTCAAACGTGTTGGTGGTGGAATTTATAACATAATAGGGCGTATCGGTTAAAAAGTCGCTTGTGCCGGCATTGTTTATCACTACCGGGTCAGCATCGGATAATCCATGCGCCGCACTGGTGATCGTTCCACTGCTGTCACATGTCGCACCCGTTACCTCACTGCCGGTCAGCTCCCAGAATGACTTATGGTTATCGATCAGCCGCACACTGTCACCCACCTTGAGGTCAAACGGGCAGGCATAGGCAGTCGCTATCTTGCAGGGCGCGATAACGGATACCTCCCGACGATCCATTAGCAACGAAATCAGTGCCAGACGCCTTGCCAATGTCTCATCCGGTACCAGCGCATAGGATATATCGATCGTTTTGCGCTCAGTGTCCCTTGACAGGTAATTGTCATAGTAGACAAATACGCTGCTGCCGTTGCTGGTAAACGCAATTGGTGTGCCGCCCTCGGTCGTTGCAACCTCAAAGGCATTAGTGGTTGCGTTCACAACATAGTAAAAAGTATTCTTGCTGACTCCACCAGGCAAAGACGCGTCGGTTACCGCGCTGCCAGACCAGGAATGGAATTCGACCCGGTCGCCGTCTAAGAGTCCGTGTGCGGTTGCGTTGACGGCATTGGCATCGGTCAGGTATGCGATTGTGACATCGATTTTAGTCAACGCCCTGACAGTTTTGGTCAGGCCCGGCTGCCATTCTGTTTCGGGTGTGCGAACGGCAACCTTCACCTCGTTTGACTTGTCCCGGTACGCCTTGTTTAAATCGACACTGGCAAATCTGCGAAACTCGGATTCAGTCAATGTCATTTCAGGCGCGGTATATTCGCCGGCAGTGATATGCCACTTGCCATTGATGCGCTCGACATAGCCGGCCATCGTATCGGCCATCTGCTGGATTATCTGCGATGGAGCCATTGCTGCTGTGAACGAGCCCGACAGGAAATAGCGTTTTTGCGTGGTGCTGTCTTCATAAACCGTGACGTTTTCATCGCAGGTGTTAGCTGATGCGGTCAACGCGGTTTCGTCAATCTCGCTCCATACAGCACCGAGCCCGCCCTTTTCGCGGGAAGTGGCAATGTAATCAGCAAGGCAAAGTGCGCTGTTTTTGGTGTAGGCAGTTGTCCCGCCACCTCTCGGATCGTAAATATCCTTCTTGCCCTTGATCTTAAACGTGAATGTTGGCATACCCTGGAACACCTTTGGCTGGTATTCGACCCGGATATAAACATACGCCCTACCCTCCCCGATGTCGTTTGCCGTCCATGTGTCATCGGAATAGGCCATCGCCTCGTTAAGGTCGGCATCCTCGTAGGTTTCAGACCCGTCGTAGAATTTTAGCATGATAAGCGACTTGTCATTGTCGCCTTCCATCTTGTACGCGTCATTTGAAACGTAATAGCGCGTATGCCCGTTTGTGTCAGTGCTGTTTGAGTTGGGCCAAAGCGAAGGCCAGCTTGCGAAGTTTACCACGCTGTACGAAAGCTGCTCGTCGCCAATCCAGACCTCGTCGAATGATTCAATTTCATGACCAGCCACTTCGATGACCATGTGAAGCTGCTGCTGTTCGCCGTCGCCAGGGGAATAACTTCCCGGTGGACCCCAATATGCCCTTGAGGTTCCCATGTATACCATATCTCCACCAACGCGGCTTTCCCCGTAAACAAAGCGCTTTGGTGGCATTGGATCGATATTGGTCGAAAGCTGCGATGCGAGAGACTCGGAGGATGAACCCATTGCCTTTCTGGCAAGTGCGCTCAGTCCCGATGATACCGCCGCCGTTGTTATGACACCTGCCGCCCATGAGCCGGCAACGACGCCAGCCTGCGCCGCAGCCGTACTTGCACCCGCCGCACCTGCCGCAGCCGATGAAGAACCAAATGATGCCGCAAAGCCCTGTCCTAAACCAACGAGAAATGAACCTACTGCCGGCATACTAACCTACCCTCCATGCTGTTTTGATATTCAAGTATTTCTTCGGCACGATCTTTGTCCCGAATTCAGTTGCAACAAGTGCCTGCTGACCAAGGTTGACACTCAACGTGTGTTTGCGCTCGAAGGCGCATAGCAGGATGTCGCCGCGTTGTGCAAAGTCTGGATGGATGCGATCAAGGTGACAGTCACAAATTCCTTCAAGTCCGTCGCGTTCAAGCAAAATACGGTATGCACCAAACGGCGTATAATATGCGCCAAACAGAAACGGCTCTGGATTTTTGCCAGTCAGCACCTCGACGCATTCCGCAGCCATCATCGCGCAATCAAACCTGCCCCATTCAAATTGCCTTTGGGTCGATTCCTCCACCCATTGCGCAAAGTCCTTTTCCCATTCCTTCTTTCTCATGGTCTTGAATTCAGGTCTGGCCTTTGTGTTACACCGGCTACACCGCTGCCTGACGAAGAAGTGGAAACCAGCATCCCCCACGGCATCCGTTTGCCAGACAGTGTCGGAATGTACCGGTAAAAGGTATGGGTCGGATATTCCCTCTGCAAGTCCTCGTTGTTCAGGTAAACCCTTCGCGGTGTGAAAAGGTCAACCAGCCTTGATTCACAGTCGAGTTTCAGCGTGATTGTTTCGGCTGCGTCATCGACTGCCAGTATATCCATGCGGGCCTCTTCCATCAGGTACGAATAACTGACGGTGGTAAAAGCCGAATTCATCAGCGCAAACCACAACTTGACCGGTCGCTGGTTGTAATCGGTTACAACTGCGGTTGCGTAATAGGACGTATCGACACCGTTTAGTGTGAAAGACATCTTGCGACTGGCCAGCTTTTCAGATTCGCCGCTGGTTTCAACCGCGCCAAGCAGACCGCCACCTGTCCATGTGACGGATCCGTCTCCGAGGTCGGTGGTGATACTTGTCTCGCCGGTCCAGAATCGGGTCGTAGCTGATTTAAATTGAAACTCTGCGAACATGGCCGGGTAAATGACGCCCGATCCAAGCGCGTCCTTGAATGCCGTTGACAGTCCCCGTGACATTACAACGCCTCCAATCCCTTGAAACTGATGCCGTAATGCATCGCCGTACTGATTGAGTAATCAATATCAGGCTCAGCCAGTCGCATTGCCACAGATGAAAGACCGGACTCATCAGGGTAAATATCAGTCAAGTCCTCGTTCCATGTGTTTTCGAATCCGTTGAGGTCATCAAGGAATCCGCACCAGTTTATAGCGTCAGCCTCCTTCATGGGTGGCAATTCAAACTCAACCGCTTTCAACTTGCCGCCCAAGCTGGCCACCTGCTGTGTGAAGTTGTACGGGCTAATTGCCATTTTGGTCGTCGTCCGCCTGATTGCGTTGACCGACTTATACCCCGGAGATGCTGGTTTCGTGATTGTTGCCATTGCTTAACCTCTTAAAAAACTTGGATTGCGTTGAAAGGTTTGCTGGACCGCGTTGACGGCCCTATGCTCTAGGCTTCCATCGGTTTGACGTATTGCTGCTGCCAGCGCTTCTAAGCCGCTCCTGTCGGCGCTTCTGGCATCGACGTAATAGGTATTACCGCCAGCCATCTTGTTATTGGCAGTAATGGTGCCGGATCCGGACGGCGTGAAGAGCTCCGGACCCCGCTCGCCAACCAGGTAAGACCTGCCACCGCTCACGGATCCACCATAAGCCCGGGCCCCACCGAAGGCTGTCATAAATGCCCCACCGAGCAAAGTCCCGGATCCGCCAAAGAGTCCTCCGATACTGTTGAACAGCGGGCGAAGGATCAGCACGCGTAAAAGGATCCGCTGGATCTCAGCAAACACGTAGTCGGCAAGGTCACCAAAAGCGAATTTTCCGTTGCGGGCCGCATTGACCAGCGAATCTTCCAGCGCCTGCCCTAGACCCTCCACGGCGTTGGCAGCATAATCGGCAAAGCCGGGCATGTCATCCATCAGCTCATTGGTCTGCTCAATGCTTTCGTTGACGGTAGCGAATCCGAAGTCGACATTCTCAATGCCGGTGGCCAGATCCGTGTAGTACATCGATAAGGTATTAACCGTAGGACCCATTGAGGTGATTGCGGTCTGTACCTCGCGGACCGATGCCGGATCCGGAAGGATGCCGGATGTTGCTGAACTGGCACCGCGGGCCCGGTTTGCCCGGACATTGGCAGCGGCCTCCACATCAAGGATCTCCTTGACCCGAGCATCGATCATGGCCCGCTTGCGCTCTGTGCCGCCGCGACCGCGCAATCCATCAAAGGCACCCTCCGCGCGCAGCTGCGATTCCGCAAAATCACGCAGGCCGCCGTCGTTGTTACCATAGATGTGATGTCCGGCCAGCTCGCCCAGGGCATCTGAGACATCCATAATTTTTCCAACGACAGCAGCAGAAATGTTGGTGATCCTGGTCTGGAATTCCGCGAGCTTGTCGGCAGCGGAATCCATGTCACGGGCAAGGTCCTCACTCATTACCTGGCCGGCGTTCCTGGCAGCTGCTGCGACTGATCCAAAGCCCTCGTCGCCAAGGGTCTTCATTACCTCCATGAGTTTTGGAGCGTTGCGGGTGCCAAGGATGTCCAGTGCTGCGCCGTATGCCCGAGTATCGTCTCCGGCCGCAACCAGCGCCTTGCTAACCTCAACCAGCATCTGGTCAGGCGACAGATTGATGAACTTGTCAACACTGATCCCCAGCCTGTTGAATGCCTCGGTTTGTGTGCTGAGCCCGCGGGCAGCATCGGATGCGCTTTTCTGCACCCGCACCAGCAGGTTTGCCATCTGCTCCTGGGATGCGCCTGCCCGGATCGCGGCAAAGTTGAGAATCTGGATCTCTTCAATGCCGGTTCGTGTGGCCTCCGCCATGTCGGTGATCGCAGATCCGGCCTGGATGGCATTGGAAGCAAGCCGGGTGATCGTGCCAATTCCAACAACCAGACCAAGGGACCGGGACAGGTTGCTCGCAGCACGGCTGGCCGATTTGAACTCTTTCACAACATTGGCTGTCCGGCGCTGCGCCTTCTGCATGTCGCCCTGGAATGCGGTCGTGTTCGCACTCAGCTTGAAGAATAGACTGGATACCAGATTAGCCATTTTCGCCTAGTTGTTGGATTTGGTTTTAAATACTATGCGATCGCCGTACATTTCCTTAAGCTGTTCCTTCATGTCCCTGACACTCATAGTTTTTGATTCATTTTTCTTGAGGAAATCCTCTGCTTTATACGTGCGCTCTGATTTTCCGCGGTGCCGGTTAGCTATAATTGCCATCAACTCAGCCGTATTCCTGCTATCGAATTTCATTTGCTTTACCCGCTCATCATAGTAATCAGCTACTAAAGCATCAAACTGCCTGGGAGTTAAGGAAAGATACTCATCTGTACTTATTCCAATTCTTCGTCTAGAGAATGCCCAGTCTGCGATAAAGGGTCGATCCCGTCCTCCCCACCGGGCATTCCCTGTGAAGCGCCTTTTGCTACTGCTTCATTTATTTTAGCCGCAAAATCCAAACACTCATCTGGATCGATATTATCAGCCAAATCCATTGGTTCTTTGAACGGATGATTGCCTACCAATAACGACCATATCATAGTTAGGACCTGACGGTAGTCGCCGGATACGCTCATATCCTTGCTGTATCCCTGTAACTTGAATAATGCACGATTATCCCATCGGAGATTGTATGACTTGCCGCTTATTTGCACCTCCACCTCTGGATTAATTAAATCCAGAGGTGAAAGTTTTTTAGCCTTATTGACATTAGCCATGTTTATACAACCTCATTAAAGGTTACTACACCAGTAGGCTGGCCCGTGACCTCGGTCACAATTTTATCCGTTGTGGGAATAGTAACATTCCAGTTAGTTATGAATGCATTAAAAGTCCATGTGACTTTTGTGGTAGGATCTGCAATCACTACCTCAACCGCAGTATCACTGTTGATTTCCCCGGCGATTGAATCATAGTAATTCGTGGTATCAGTAAGGTTTTTTATAGGTGCAATGGTTCGGAATGAAAACTCACCCCATCCACCGAAACCGGCCTCATACTCTTTTACTGTAGACCCCATGTGAGTGGCATCAATCATATCCCGTTGAAACGGAGGCGGTATTATGTCGTCGGTAGTTTTTCCGATCACATCGCCACCGATGCTTACTGTTGAGCCTTTTCCTATCATAATATTATTTCCTTTATTTTAATGGTTAAGATTGCATGTAGAATGTGAAAATGACCTCCATAGAATAGCGCCGGGTGTCGTGCTCGTAGACGGTGGATCCAAACTCCACCTCGATTGTTTCGTAGCTGTTGTCCACGTCGCCGGCGTTCTGGTAGCCCTCCAGTGTTTCCCGGCTGATTCCGTGGAATGCGTCCTTTAGTCCCTGCGCTGCCGTGCCAATCTGCTCCGGGCTGAGTCCGTAGACGGTGACTGTCGCTTCGTAGCGCTCGCATCCGGTCGGGCCATCCATTGCCAGGTCTTCCTCGCCGAAATCCAGATCGTAGACAAAAGCCGGCAGGTCCGTATTGGCGACGTCATCCGGGAGGAATCCGGCATAGACCTCGCCGTCGGTGATGGCGTCGCCGGCACTGGTATCGACAAGTAGCCCAAATATGTCGTTGAGTATCATTATTTGAATCCAAGTTTGCGTGCTTCACGGACGGTACCGCGCTGCAGGGTTCTAAGGAATCGGGACTTGGATCCCGGGGTGGCAGCAGCCCAGCCGCGCGCCATAAAGTTGGTTGCGCCCTTGTTGCCGTAGTTGCCGTACTCAACCAGGTGGGCATACTTTGAGGGTCGGACAAATACTGCCTGACCGTGGTTTTTGCCGCCGTAGCGGGTGGCGATCTGCACGCGCTTCGAGCTGGCACCGATCGCCGCCGCAGCTGCACCGTTGCGGGAATAGCCGACCACCCTTGCCCGGATCCCTTTTGCCAGCAGTCCCGTCCGGCGCGGTGCCCGCGATTTCATGGCGTTGACAATCGGGGTCGATGCCGAGCGGATAGCCCCCTTGATGACCTTGTCACCGATACGGAACGGCAGCAGCTGAAATTGCTTCTGCACTTCCTGCCAGTTGAGAACCTCACTTTTAATCGCATTAACCGGCACTGGTATTCTCTCCTATTTCCTGGGCGACAAATGCCATCCACCGCCGCCGGCCAATTTCCCGGGGTGCCCCGAGTATCTCGTAGGCGATGCCATGGTAAAGGATGCGCCAGGTATTTTTAAATCCGGGATAGTACCAGGTAACCACGTCCATCCGCTGACGGGCGATCACGTCGCCGCCTTCCTGACGCTCCTCGCCGGACTGCATTTCTATTTTTGCCCAGACGGTTGCGACATCGCTCCATGTCTTGACCCGGCCACCGGCTGCCCCACGGGTGATGGTTGCGGATTGCAAAGTGATCTTACGATCGAGTTGTCCTGGTTGAATATCCATCACTCCCTCTCTGCCAGCACATCCAGCTTGTTCTCGATCCGCTCGAGGTGGATCAGGACCTGGTCCATTTCTCGCTTTGTTGCCCGCTGATCCGATTCGTACTCAGAGCGCGGGACAAATTCCTTTACCTTATCCCGATAGGGCATGTGTACGGATTGGTCAACGGAATGCTCCTCCACCTTTTCAAGCCGTGCTTCAAACTTGCCAAACAGGTAGACCCCGCCGGCCGCGTTGATCGCAAGGGCCACCGTCGCTACAATAGCCGGTGCCCATGTTCTGATGAATTGGTTTTCGGATTCCATGGTCTCGTTATTTTGTTCTTCCTCCAGGCGTGAAATAAAAGCCGACAATCGCGCTCAGCAGTGCCACGTTCATCAGCACCAGGTGACCGGTCGTGATCATTGCGACGGTCTCATAATTGGTCGGTATATCGGCAGCTCCCCATAGCAGGCGCACGGATGGCCGCTGGCTGGACTGGATAAAGGTCAGTAGCGGTACAGTAGGATCCTCCAGGCACTTGTATGTTACGTAGGACAGGTTGACCATCCCGATGACTGCCAGGATGCGCCGGGTGGTCCGCGCGTACAGTCCTCCGTCATCATTGCCAAATACCGCTTTCTGAAAATCGATGTCAGCCTTGCGCATCCGCATCTCGCGGATCATTTCGCGCTTTTCCCTGGCTTCACCCTCCGCGCCCTTGCGGTCGATCCATCCGGCAAGCATCTTGAACAAAGATGCCAGGCCGGCTGGTCCGAGCGTGGTTGCTAAAACGGTGAGCAGGCTGAACATGATCAGTTACCTTCTGCCTTTCGTTGTGCCATGATGAGACTTGCCCGGAAGTCGCGCACGTCAGAGCTGTCTTTTTTCAGCTGCTTGACTTCGCGCTTTGTCAATACAACGTCCTCGCCCGTTGCCCGCTCTGTCATGATGGCCTCGACAGCATTGCCGTTGCCGATTTTGTCGTAGGTGAACGATGCTGAATCGGCAGGCAGGGTTGTGAGCCTGTCAACGTTTCGGCAACCGCTCAGTGCGATGATTGCGATAAATATAATTAGTATTTTCTTCATAGTTATTTCCTTAGATATTTAATGAACCTTTTGATAAGTCCTGGTTTAGCAGAGCCTTGAATGTTATAAGACATTGTAAGGGTAAAGGTACGACGAACAGCAAAACGTCGATCGGGTTCAGCAAGCTCAGCGTCTCGCTCTTGACCATTTGCAGTTGTACTATCAGCTGCGTCAGGAACGTGATCGTCAGGTACAGGATGATCTGCTTGTGTACTGGTAGCGTCCATTTCATTTTCCAACAAAGTAGCTGATCACGCCAAGAAGGATGATGATACCCATGCCAGCCAGAAAGATATTACGGCTACCCGATTCGCTGCCGATGACGG